ATTGTTTACCGTATTATATTTATTAGTCGATCCTGCATGAGTGGTGCTGTCCCAAGATTGATAACCTTCTATTTTTAAATATCCATCCACGTAAGTAATTTTAAAATATAAATCTTGATCAGTATCTTCTCCGCTTGAATAAATAACATACCAATCATCTATAGCAGGATTGTCTTCATCAGTTTCGTAAGATGAATCATGTAATGTCCATCCAATTCCAGTTGAGGAATAATCATAAGTTCCATTTCGTGCGCATATAAAATCACGCATTCGACAAAAGAACTCTGGTTTATCTGTGCAGCTTGCATTGATTAAATTTTTATAAGCCATTATATAATCCTTTTAACTACTTACTGGAATTAATCTATCATGAATTAAAGAGTTGTATAAAGTACCTTCATCGTCATCAAGGCAAACAAGATAAACAGTGGCAGTAGATGGTAGATCGGAAATTGTATATGCCCCGGTTGTGGCATCAGAAGTTGTAGTTCCAAGCAATTCTCCAGTTGACCTATTATATGCTCTTACAGTCCGAGCAATATTAACGCTCCCTTCTTTGACAGTTCCAGAGATTGATATAGTAGTTTCTTCTTCTTCTTCTTCTTCTTCGCCGGTGAATGTATAAAAAGCACCTAAATTGGTGTAAGTTTCTGTGTCGTAATTGATGTTTCCAACATATATTTTTGTGCCGTCTTCATTTACAGCTATTGAAGATGCAAAGCCTTCAATGGTCGCTGCCGGATCAAGATAAATCCGTCCTAATAATTCCCATGCTGTTGTACTTGTATTATAAAAATAAACATATATTGCATATTGTGATTCATTAGAATCATAACAATGTGTCGCCCATATTGTATTATCAGAATTAAAATTATTAATAACACCAAATTGGTAAACCCCTGAAGGCGCACTTATATCAAGAAAAGTTGAAGTTGCTGTATAATTTAATCCTGTCCACTGCCGTGCTTCATATTCGGCCTCTCCAGTTTGTATAATTAATTTCGTACCTGTGGAATCAAAGCTCACCATATTAGGTTCGTTATATGAACTAATAGATAGCCAACATAAATCTGACCAAGTAGATCCAGACAAACTAAAGACTCTAAGATAATTTGTTCCATACCTAAGACATATCATGTCACCAGAAACATTAATTGCAACATCATAGATATATGTGCCGCTAAGACTAATACTCGTAGTTGACCAACTACCTTCACTCCAAGTATAAACAGCAACCTCATTGGCCACAGATCCTCCAACAACTACCGTTGATCCAGTATAATCTAAATCCAGAAACAAGTCTGTGAAGTTCTGGACTAAATCTGCGGGAATAATTGGATCACGCAATACCCAAACACTATCGACTAAATCATAGATATGAATATATGCAGTTGGACTATCAAAATCTGTACCGTCATCCCGCCCAACAACAGCCAACACCAAACCATCGCCACTTAACGCTATGTCTGATCCAAAACGATAACCTGTCCCGTAATCAGCGCTGTTCACCGAAGTGCTTGTTGGGGTTACCTCTGTTCCTTGTGTCCATTCCATGAAATCACCAATAAGAAAGATTTAGAGCGCCAATTAAGACGCTCAAGTTAATGTTACTGATATTTTATGAAGCAGGTTGAGTGATTGAAACAGAATCAATAGTCGTTGTTCCACCGGAGGTAACCGTGGTATTACTCATATTGAGTTGTGCTCCGCTTGTGGCAATATTCCCGTCGAAACGAATAGCAGTTGTGCTTGCACCTGTGACAACCGTATTGGCATAGAAACGGAACCAACCCGCTGTACCGCTTGCAATGGCAGCACCAGACCAAACATCTCCCACTTCTCTTTTCAATGCGTAAGAAGTGACATTACCCATAACCAAACCATTGGTCTCGGTTCCAGAGGTAAAAGCCCCGCTGGATTGTGTAATCTCCACGAGCTTTGTTCCTGTTTCTGCGCTATCTGCATCAGTTGGCTGCGATCCAGAATAAATATGAAGCGTTCCATACTTCATCAAATCTGAAAGACTTCCACCCCTTGCAGAAGCAAGAATAGTCGCATCACCGGCATCTTCAGCAGTTAGACTATCAGCTGGGACTTCAATAACACCTGCGGCAACAGATAGAATTTCATATTCTCCGTCATTACTCGTTGATCCACTCACTGTGATCATGTCACCCACACTGAAACCAGCAAGCCCGACACCGGAATCATTAATCGTATCCCGCCCATCAGTACCGTCGCCATCGCCATAACTAAAGGTGGTTCCATATAGCAAGTTGGTCGCCTCAGCCTTTTTGTCCAACATTGCATTTCTAAGTCCTGAACTTAATCGTAAAGTCATGATATTATTCCTTTTTAACTCATAACTTTCGTCCGGCAATTCAGGGCATAAAAAAAAGGCAACTATGGTGATTATGGCACCATAATTGCCTTCATCTTATCTTGCGCCTGAAATTAGTCTGGCCGGACTAAGAAACAGAACCCCGAATTGTCGCACTACTCGTCAGTTAATATTCTGTTTTTTACTCCATCCCATGGATAAACTCATACCCAACCAGAGCACCAAAACCACTGTTCACGTTCTCTGGATAAATGATATTTTTTTTCGTAAGGTTGATAACCATCCCATCTGGAGTTCCAAGTATCGCCCCTTCAGGGCTGGCCCAAAGCAAGCAAAGCCCTGGATTAAAACCGATATCTCCACCATCAACACTATCCCTTGCATCAGACCACTCGACCGCTGGGAAACTCGCAACCTCTTTCATGGAAAACTCAGACGGAAGTAGCCCCGTCAGAAAATAAGTTTTCGTCATTGAAGAGACAAATAGCCCACTACCAACACTCCGAACCATGCGAATGTCCGAATCAAACTGTGCGAATCCCTCCATTAGGTTAAATAGGTCGAACCTAAACGGCTCAGACCACCAGAGGACTGGCCCACTCGATGCGAACATACGTCCTGAATGAATATCAAGGTGTTTGATGTTGTCCGGCACAACAAAGGATCTATTCGTCGCTGGGCCATGATACTCCCCGACCTCCCATGGATATATTACACCATCATGGATGTACCCACGCTCAAAGCCGTTTGCACAATACGTCCGACTGGCATTCTTAACCCATGACATCCTCGCCCCGTGCGTCAAGCCAGACCATATCCCAGTCAACGAACTATCCGCCGATACCTGCATCACCGCATCGTCAGCTGCCCTTGTCTTAACGACAAAACACTCCCGACCATCACTAAAAAGACTATGGAAAGACCCATCTTGGAGTAAAGAGAAACCTGGTCGCCTCGATGGTCTGCCATATTGATCAATCCGCATATTGACAATCTCAGCCACGTCGTTGATGCCTGATTTTGTCATAGGGATTCGTGCCGGGTCTGCAACGGTATTAAGCCCTGATGTCCCCCGGAAGATGGTAATTGGTTGCATCACATCACCCTTAGCGAAAGGTCTTCATAGAAATCCGGTTCCGCATCAAAGCCCACCATGACCTCCAACTGAATCAAACCCTGCTGAAACTCATTGTTCCAAAACGAGGTGTTGATCTTTTGCCCCTCAATCCCATCCTCAATCTGATTGAAGATCTGGGCTGCGGCATATCCGGCAAGCAATGGCTTATGCAGTTCAACCGGTATGCCCTCTGGTTCATCGGCATCCAGAGTCATGTCATCTGGAGACCGATAATAATGGACAGTCAGCGTTTCGGCAGAAGTAGGGATGTCTCTATATAAAAGGTTTTGCCCATTTCTGGCGCAAATTCGAACGCTACCAGACTCTCTCTCTGGATTGTCCGTCAGGAATCGCCTAAATGACTTGATGATAGAGACGTTCTCTTCGTCTGAATTCACCACTTGAATCAAGTCCCGGTTGAAATCCTCCGGCAGACTGCAAGCACCAGCATCAACAATGGTGTCCACGGTATTCGTAGAATAAAGCGCAGGAAGCGGCGGAGTCAGCTGGTACTTACCCGGCAGGATAACGCCAGAGGCAACGACCGTTTGCGCCCTGTTCAAAAGCGCCTTGATCATCGTCTCTGTCCATGCGCTATCCTGCACAATGTTTTGAACCTCAGCTATGAGTTCGGCAAATGTCATGCTTATCTCGCATACGGGTCAAGTTCGATGTCAATGTCGCAGTTGGCAGCAGATGCCGCACTGGTAACGAATTTCAGAAAGCCACCTTCTGCACATACGGTATCGCCATACGTTGCATCAGCCGCCCATGTCGCAACAGCACCGGCAGCAATGTCGGAACCGAAGGTCAATGTGCCGATTGCCGTGGTTGCAGTGGCAGCAGTCGCCCCGTAGGTTACAGTTACCGTCTCAGCATCACCGGGATCAGCCTGAACAATGGCGTTGATCTCTCTGACGGTGCATCGATAGGGGAGTTGAAAATATGTGGTAGCAGCACCGGCAGCAAAGGCCGTTCTGTGCTGAAAATGAATGTCTTGATCCATGATATATGTGTCCTTCTTTTATTTATTGAAATGGGCCGGGCACAAGGCCCGGCGAGAATACGGGATCTCCATCTGATGGTTTGGCGACCGAGGGAGATTCCGTCATACCAACCTGATTAAGATCATGACGGTTCAGTCAAACCGGTGTGACGACAATGTGCCTTTCGGTTGTTGCAGACCATTTGCCCGATCCAACGGACATTTGCCGTCAAGGTATCCGGCTGATCTTTGGAATATTCCCATTTGGGTTTGGTAAACTGGTACTTGCTGTGGGTTTTGAGACTGAGGTTCCGCAGGTTCAGCGCATCCATATAGCCTGATGCCTGTTTATCGTCGGCAACAATAGGCACCCCACCGAACAGCACATTATCAAACCCGGCATTGACCAGATTGACATCAGCATACCGGGCCTGGGTCTGGAGGGTTCTCTCGAAACCATCTTTCAGGACATCGGTAGTGATATAGAGGTTCGGCTTATTCTCTTTGTTCTGCCCGATTTTCGCCGTTCGACGGATCTTCTGCATAACACTGAAACTGATTGCTTCGGACGTTTCGATGAGATTGGCTTTCCAGTCTGCCATGTCATCCTCTTTGATGCTTCCATATGCCGTGCTTGAGGTGTCGTTGAAAAGATCACCGAGACCAAGCAGAGAGTTTGAATCTGCCGCAGCAGCATAAACGTCTGTGCCCATGTCATCCCGAATGGTTTTCTGGATGTTGCGCAGTTTGGCAAATACCAGGTCAACCAAGGCAGCCTTGCCATTATTTTGGACTTGTTCATCCAAATCGATGGTGTTAGCAGCGTAGTACCCTGCCCATCGAAAACGTGCAGCATTGAGAATATCCACTTTGGACTGAGGAATCTTGGTTGTGTTGCCGTATGCGCCAGAGTGCGATTTGTTATACTCCAGCATTGTACGGATTTTCTCACCGCCATCTACCAAATCGCCAGGGGATACGAGGTTATCTTGAAATTTACCGCCGTTCATCAGCATATACAGCAGTACGCAATCGTCAAAATAGATGTCTACGACTTGTTTTTCTACGTAATCATCAGTTATGGCTTGGAGTTGTGTCAATTCTAATGCCATGATATATATCTCCCATGGGCTTTAGTGAGTGCCTTACAATCAACTGAGACGCGCCAGCATGCTCTGTTTAAGATCGTAATCGCTCATCTTGCCCTGTTTTTTTCCTATGTTTTTGGCCTGGGCACCGGGCTTCTGCAAAACCTTCTCGGTTCTCACATCACCCTCGGCAATCCTGGCCGTCTCTTGTTTTTGTGCCGCCTGTTGTGCGGCTTGCTGTGCCTTGTAAGCATAATATGCTGAAAAATCATCGTGGAGTCCGGGTAGCTCACCCTTGATGGCTTCCAGTGCGCCGGATGCCTGTACCTGTTCAAAGTCAGGATTGGCCTGATAAAACTTCTGTTGAGTCTGCTGCAAAGCCTTCTGTTTGCTGATCTCGTCATACTTCGACAGGGCGTTACGTTCTGCCATCTGTGCCGATAGTTGACTTGATTTCATCAGGGCTTCACCAATTGAGAGGTCTCCCTCTTCGACTGCGATCATCAGCTCTTGCATTTGGGCATCGTAGTCAATGGCTTCTGCCTCAGGTTCAGTCGGGGGCGTCTTTGCTTGTCCCGATGTCTGTTGCAGCTGCTCCATCAACGTCCTAGCCATCTCTCGCTGTGTGCCAAGTTCCTGCCCCTGCTCTCCGAGTTTCTTCTCCAATTCGGAGTAGGCACTTGCCAATTCCTCTGGAGACTCAAACTTACCGGCATATCTTACCGTTTCTGGTTCGGGTTCCGGTGCTGGCTTAGGTTCAGGTGGCATTGCACCAGCGGGCATTACTTCTTGATTATCTATCTCTACACTCATATTACACTCTCCATGGGGCCGATCTCTCGGTTGTCCCGATCCTTAATTGTGATATCGGCCGGGCGTCATCGCTCTATGATGCCGTTATCCTTTAGATATCGATTGTAGTCTGTGCGATTTTCGATGGGCCTATGTGATTCCTCACGGTCTTGCAGTGCATCTCTCACGCTGTCATCAAGCCACACCGGTTCATCTCGCTGTATTTTTGCGGTGATGAGTTTCTTTCCTTGTCCTCCGCAGTCCGGGCACTCTGGCACAACATCGAACTGGCGGAGAGGAAAGTAGAGATCAAAGTGGTTCTTGCATTTTTTACATTGATATTCGTAAAGTGGCATTCTATTAATCCAATAAATCTTTTTTTATAAGAAACTCAATTTGCTTTGCTAAAAAAGGTAGATATCCATCAAAATCAATCTGTGAAAGAGACTCAATAAAGCCAAGGTTTATGTCATCAATAGAACAGGTAATTTTTCTGTTTTCACTTTCTATTTTTACGTAAAGAGTCATGTTGAGGATGTTGTTATCAAAACAAGCAACACAATCGGTAAACCAACCAGTTAAAAACTCAATAATCTTAACCTGTGTCTCAGATTCTCTTAGCTCAGTAACAGAGGCACAACAAAGCAATGCTTTAATTTCTCTCGAATAAACAGACCCGCAATTATCACAACGATATTTTTTCAATTATGCTACCCCCGCCATCTGCCCCTGTGCCGCTTTGGGCTGTCCGGGCTGTGGTTGTTTTGATGTGATGGCCCGTTGTGCTTCTGGGCCATTTTGCGGCTCAATGAGATATTGTCTCAGTTCTGCC